CCAGATCCATCACCCCAGTCGTACCCATGAGCGTAGGCTTTGACGGGCCATGATTGTCGCAGCGAATCCATGGCGTCCACTCCTCTGAATATGACGATCGTGCGTATACCCTTGGGGCACCATCGCTGCCGGCGTTGTATTGCACAGCAATCTGACTGCGGTTTGCCGTATTGGAAACAGATGCATAGAAAGTAGTCGTTATATGCCAATAGAACCCAACACCCGGCCCGTTGGCATGGTTCGTAACGATAATGTGCTCTGTAGTTAAGTCTGGATCTTGGTTGTTAGCGCCTTGGTTTTTGCCTAGGTCGGTGATGGCGGTGGATGTATGACTATGCGACAGAGCAGCTTTCCCAGTCAGGGCCGACTGCAGTCCCGAGACATCGTCAATAGCATGTTCGTGCCCTGTATTCGATTTGCCGGCAAGCAATGCCGTCACACCAAGGTTGGCCCTCGCAGCCACAGGATCAGCCACATCCGATAGATTATTTGCGCCCAGCATCGCCCCAGCAGCAGGCGAGAATGTCACTGTCCAGGCGCCCTGCCAATACACCCGCATGCCCGGGCTTACACCGGTATGAAAGTACTGCATGCCTTCTGCCAGCAGCTCGCCCTGTGGCCCCTCTGTAGGGGCAGTCGCAAACTCACCAAGGTACCGAGCAATGACCTGGTTATATGCCGCAGTGGCCGTGTTGGCACTGGTAGCAGCCGAGTTGGCAGCAGCGACAGCCTCACCCGCTTTCGTGGTTGCCGTTGAAGCGCTGGTCCCGGCTGCTGAAGCACTGTCAGCGGCATTCTGCTCGCTGGTGTTGATTTCGCCCTGGGTGGCATTCAGTTCGGCCGCGAACTGGTTTAGCTCGGCAGACAGGCCCTCCATCCACTCCATACCCGCATCTGCCCGATCATCGAAATTGACGGGATCAGAACGACGCGGCATGTCAGGGGCATCAGTCATCGTTTGGTTAATCGGCATTAAATCATCCCCTCGATTTGGATTGAGCAGTGAGTGACGGTGGCGTAGCTCACGACCACGTTGAAATCCCGGTAGAAGCCGAACACAATCAGCGATTCGCGGTCGGTTTGAGCGTTATTGCCGTTGTAGATGCAGGGTGTCGCACGCAGGCTTGATAGCAGCTGGTGAACCCGGTCGGTCTCAAGCCCCTGCGGATCAGTATCGATCCAGAGATCCAGGTCCAGGGTGTTGGCGTAGGGCCGTTGTAGCAGGTAGGTTTCTCCGAACTCGTTCGTATCCTTACGTGAGTAATCGGCAATACCCGCCTTGGCGCCCCACTCAGCCAAGCCAAGCGGTCGACTGCGCCCCAGAATCACATGGCCGCACTTTGCCAGTGTTCCGGACGCGGCCGTGATCGTGATATCGACTTCCAGATTGGCGTAATACCCTGGGATCGGTCGAATGACACGGGAGCGGTACTCGATCTCATCAAAGAAGTACTCGCTCCAGGAGCTTGACTGGTTATCTAGGCGTAGGCTGATCAGCTCATCCGAGATCACGGTGGAACCGCTTCGGACGGTGACCTGTAGCGACTCACCCACCAAGTTCAGCAAGCAAATGCGATCGCACTTTGAGGCACTGAGCGTCACCGTGATCGAATCGGTCCGCTCAGTTTGTGACGACACTCGATCATCCAGCATTTTGTAACGATTGATGGCACCCACTTGCACCCAATCACTGGTTGATACGGCTGGATCATTCCCGGTGTTGTTATCGGTCAGCGACTGATACACAGCTGGAGGCGACACGGTATCCAGGTACACGCGATCGCCTGTTGCGTATGTCGTTCCGACATTCCACAGAGCCTCATCAATCGCCACATTGCTGGCAGTCAGCGTGACCGGCCGAGGCACAATCACATCCATATCAGGCGCTCCTCACTTCCGGTTGACCATCGATATCCCACTTGCGGATTAACGACTCAACACGCTGGGCTGATTTGATTTGCTGACCACCAATTTTGCGGAGGTCATCATTGAGCTGAGCGATTGCTGCACGTAAGGCGCGCAGTTCATCACCCATGCCGCTGGCGTTGATCGACACAGGCACAGCCCCGCTCTTGAGCGGTATTACTGCCTCTGTTCCATGAAGCTCAACGCGGTATCCACTGGTAGGGCCGGTGGCGATGCCACCATCTGCAAACTTCGGCAGTGCCTCACCACCGGCGTCCAGGTAGGCTGCCATCGCCTCCGGCAACGACAGCACAGAGTCATTGAGCCGCTGCAACCAGTTCAGCTGCTGTTGCATGACTTCGATTTCAGCCTCGAAAGTGCTGTTTGCCAGTGCCAGGGATGCGGCTTCGTATTCGCTGCGTGCGACATCCAACGCAACCAAGTTGCTGTTGACCCCTTGCAGGACATCCAGCTCATCCGATAGCACAGCCAACTGCTGGTCAGCCGCTGCAACCAAGCGATCCTGGGCCGATGCATTGCTGCCAGCAAGATCACCGGCACTATCCAGCTGGGCAACCAGTTGTGCCGTTGCCAGTCGATACTCTGCACCGGTTGCACTGGTATCACGCGCTGCAGCCTGTGCAGACTGGGCCAGCTCTGGCAGCGCCTGGAATGCCTCCATCGATCCGGCCCAGGCTTGGCTCAACGCATCGTTGAATGCGACCTGGGCGCTTATCTGCTGCTCGATCGGATTCAGGGTCTCGCTCAATAATTCGGACCGCGCTGCGGTCAGCTGCTCAACAGCACTGCGCCAGGCCTGCGCGGTCGCTTCGGCTTCATCACGGACGGCCTGTTGCGCACTGATCTCGTTGCGTAGCACGTTGATCAGGCTAGATTTTGCATCAGCGGCAGAGGCCTCCAGAGCGTTCTGCTGTTGAGTTAGTGATGACAACTCTGACTGAAACGCCGACATAAGCTGTGAGCGAGCATTTCTTAAGCGCTGTTCTGCCAGCTCACGCTCTGCCTTAGCCGCATCTCGGGCCGCTTGGGCAGAAGCTCGAGCCGCCTCTCGGCGGGCTTGTTCCGCAGCGGCTTCAGCCTCAGCGACAGCATTGATCGCGTTGACCAGGCTGAGGGCGGACTCGGCCGCTGCTTGCCCAGATTCTGTTGTCAGATCCAGGGATTCCAGGTATTTGGTCAGTTCATCCCGGGTGTTGATAGCAGTAGTGCCAGACAGGCCCAACGCCCCATTGAACTGATCGATTTGAGCCTGATGCGCGGCCAGCTGGTCAGCTGAAGACATCCACCCCCAGACCACATCATTGATGGATGCCTGCAGCTCGCGTCCTCGCTGCGCCAACTGGCGTGCAGGCTCATTAACAACTACCAGCGCAGATTCCAACTCGACAAGTGCAGGTGCCAGCTGCATGGCGGCGACATAGGCCTCTTGCCCAGCTTCAGTCGTAAGATCCAAGGACTCGACAAACGCGCGCAAGTCGTCACGGCCTGTCAGGGCGGCATCAAATTCGGCATTGAAGTTACTGAGCATGGCGGTGTAGGCATCCACCAGATCCTGAGCACGTTCCTGCTCGGTAAAGTAGTTCTGGTAGTAGTAATTGGCACCACCCACCAAGGCCTCTACCCCGTCTGCAAGCTCAACAATATTCGTCGCAGCTGTCAGAGCTGCAATGCCGGTGACATCCAGTGACTGGTTCAACTGCTCCGCAGTATTGGTCACAATTGCCCAGGCATTAGACACGCGCAGCAGTGTCTCCAACTGCTCTTCTTCGGCGGTACCCAATTCAGCATAAATGGACTCGGCCAGGGAGTCGGCCATCTCCTTGCCCGCCTCACCCACAACACCCTCAAGGTCCGCGAACAAGTCGACACCCGATAGCACAGCAAACTGTGTCTCGATGCGATGCAGTGTCTCGTAGAACAGCTCGCCTTCGTCTGCAAGGCCCTTGAAGAAATCAACATTGATACCGGCTTGACCTGCCAGGAACTCGGTAATGCTGCCAAGGAACTCCTCAGGATTTCGCGTTTTTGAGCCGATACTGGTGTCGTAAGAATGCCCCTGAGAGTTATTGCGCCCGATGCCGTACTCCCAATCTTTATCGCCGTCTGCAACGGTGTCGTAGTGGAAGCGCAGCGGGTCACGATCACCCACACCAACCACAAAGCTGCCACCGATCTGGTTGGTGCCGTATTGGTTCAGCGTGGGAATGATCGCATTGGCAATGACGTTGGCAAGCTGGGTAGAGGCATCACGGTTTGCCTGGTCAAATTTATCGCCCGACTGTCCTCCGACGGTATATTCACCGGTGCCCAGATCGAAAGTTGTTCGTCCCTCTTTATTGGATGGCTCTTTGTTGCCCAGCCCGCCCAGCAGTGCGCCAACGGCAATTGCGGCCCAGCCAACGGGGCCCAAGCCGGCCAGGGCTCCACTGGCACCCGCCATAAATCCGGTGCCGGCCATAGCACCACCGATACCACCCGCCAAGGCAGCAGTCCCTACACCACCAGCAAAACCACCCAAGACACCGTATTGTTGCCCAAAGCCATAAGCGGCCAAGCCGGGACCCACTGCATTCAGGCCTTGGGCGACGTAGCCGTTAGGATTTACCAGAGCAACAGGCGGCCCCATGCCGTCGGCGGCATAACCATAGCCCAGGTTGGCGGCTGTCTGGTTGACGGCCATGGTGGTGTAGCCAGAGGACGGGTTGAAGAAATCCAGACCGTTGCGTACCAAAGACATACCGTTCTGCAACAGGCTGCCAGCGTTTTGCACCAGAGAACCGCCTTGGCCCGCAACAGCACCCACCGCGCCCCCCTGCCCGGTGACGTTCATGCCGACGTTGACCCACAGCTGCTGCTTGACCAGTGTGTAGGCAAGCTCGGCCAGCATATCCTTGGCGGTGTCCAACATCTGGTCCCAGAAGTCGTCCCAGCCATCCAAGCCTGAGCGGAACAGCTCACGGAAGGAGTTATCGACGGAGTTGACGGCGTTCTCGGTAATGTCGGCCCAGACGGTGGTTTGCTCTGCTGCGAGCTTCAGCTCCTCCCTGGCCGCCAGTGCGGCTTGCTGCTGATCATACTGGTACCCTGCCAGGTGGCGTACAGCGGCTGCCTGAGTATCGGTGGCATCCGCATCCAGTCTGCGCAGCTGGGTTTGAATGGCGCGTTCACGGCCACTCAATTGCATCAGCTCGATCTCATCACCCAGCGACTGGATCAATTCCTGGTTTTTGTCGACCGCTTCCTTGGTGAGCTTATTACTATCCTGCTGCTTTTTGTTCAGCTGCTCGAGATCCTTGGCACGCTTTTTCTCAGCTGCTGCAAGCAGCTCCTTTTTCTTGGTTGCATCAATATCCGATTTGGTGATCTCTTTGATGAGGTCGTCATAGCGCTTGTTGATATTGGTGGCTTCATCAAGCTGCGCCTTGAACTTGATGTAGCTGTCTATCAGCGCTTCATTGGAGCTCGTCAGATCATCTGATGATGCCCCACCGGCCACAAGCGCCGCGTTGAACTTCTCCTGTGAGCTGAAAATTTCATCTATGGCACCTTTGGCCTGTTTATAGGCCTGCTCCGAGTTGGCGACATTGGCCTGCAGGTCGGAGTATGTTTTGACCGCCTCTTCCAGTGCTTTCTTGAGCGCCGGCAACTGCCCGACCTGTCCGGCAATCCCCTGCATCGGCGCAGCGCCCGTCATGATGCCGTCAATCGCCGCTTTAAGCCGATTCACTTCAGCAGCTGCCGCTTGTGCCGCTGCGCTCTGGTCATCCAGAAGCTCGGCAGTTGCCACCATATTGGCCTGCGCTTGCGCAATGGAAAGCTGATTCGTGGCCGCGGCCATGTTGCGCAGCTGATTAGCGCTCTCCTTCGCCTTTTCTGACAACTCCTCGATGCGGGTTTTGTTGTCAAAAATACGCGGCGACAGCAACGCAAAAGCCGTGACGGCCATGGTGACCACGCCAAGGGGGCCACCGAAGAAGGCCATGGTGCTACGAAGCCCTGCAGCGGCACGGCCCGCCAGGGTAGCGGTACGCTGGTAATTGGCTGTGGCCGCATCCATCAGTTTGGTTGTAGCGATAACCTGCTGATTAGCACGAGCCAGGCGCGTACCGGCAGCGCTACGGGCCTCCATACTGGCAGCATTTGCCAGTGAACGCTGTGCGGCCGCTTGATCCTGCACGGCACGCATCTGAGCCTGCTTGGCCAGATACAGCTCGGACTCAGCCGCTACACGGGCAGCCTGACTGCTGGCTACAAGCTTTTTGGTTTTCTCCGCTAGAGCGCCCCCCGCACGACCAGCCGTAACGGCCACACCGGCAATCATGGCTTCATCCAGATATTCCAGCGCATTGGTAACAGTCGGGATGACTTCCGCCAGCTCGATCAGGCCATCGGTCGCAAACTCTGCGGCGTTCACAGCCAGCACCCGGTTAACCCCTTCCCAGGCGTATCCCATATCGGTGACAGCATCATTGTAGGTCGCGATCTTGTCGGCCTGATCCTGAAAGATGGTAACGCCCAGTTTCTGCGCACGCTCCAGCATGCGGTCCATGGCATCCGTGCCCTGGTTGATGATCTGCAGTGCCGCCGCTGCACCTTCAGAGTCGAAGATGGCGTTGGCCAAGCGCAAGCGATCGCCCTTTTCAGCCACGTTTTCGAGCGCGCCAGCAATCGCCATGAACTGATCTTCAGGGGCCAGCGTGCGCAGAGTTGTGGCGCTCAGGTTCAGTTCTTCCAGTGCCGCCTTGGCAACACCTGTTCCCTGCGCCGCCTCGGCAATACGGCGGGTCTGACGCTGCCAGGCCACAGCCAGCTGTTCAATGTTGGTACCGGACAACTCAGCTACATAGGCGTATTCCGATAGCGCCTCAGTGCTGGCCCCAATACGCAGATTCAGCTTGTGGATGCGGTCGGTATACGTCAGCTGCTGGTTGAACTGGCCCATGATGGCGTTTACGCCCACAAACGCAGCACCCCACGCGGCCGCCTTGTGCGCCACATTGCCCAAGGAGGCAGTGAAGCGCTCACTCTCGGCAGACGTTTCACGCATCTGGGCGCGGGTTTTCTGCCCGGTCTTGTTGAGCTTATCCAGCTGGTCGCGGGTCAGGTTGATCGCCTTGACGCCATCGCTGGCATCACCGGTGATCACCAAGCCGGTTCTGTAGGTCTTCGCCATGATGTGCCTTATACTGAGGGGATGATGTATGTGCTGATCGGGCTGGCATTGCTGCCGGCCATACTGCTGTTAATGTCGGGGAAGCCGGGGTATGCGGTGCTGAGCCTGCTGGCTATTCCTGCCTGGTTCGTGCACCCGGTGGCTGCGCTGGCCGGCTGGCTGAGTTCATGCGCGCTGGCAACAAGGGAGATATAGCGCTCACCCCTTTTCGACCTGCTCCCTGAACACCTGCTTAGCCCCAGATTCAATCAGCTGCACCTGCCCCAGCAGCCGGGCCCGTTGCTTGCGCTTCACGCCCCGCATATTCATCACGGCTTCTAACTCACAGCGGTCCACGCCCTCGTAAATCCGCATGGCACCAGACATACTGTTAATCGTCTGGTACTGCGGCCGACAGGCGGCAAACAAGCCAAAGGCCCGTTCATTGGCGGTGTAGAGGACGAACTGGGAATCTCGCACACGTCCACGGTAATGGGCCAACACCTCTTCCGGAGCATTGGCCTTTTCCAGCTCGCGCAAGGTTTCCGCATCGCCGGAATCGTCACCGGTAGCCCAGTAACGCCCGGCGTCGATCAGTTTTTTTCCAGCTCCTTGATCGCCGCGACACCGTTGATGACAGACAGCAGCTGCTCACCCAACGGCTTGGCTACGTAGTTCATCTTGAACAGCTGATCCAGCATGTCAGTGCTGTAGGGAATTTCCTCGTTATCCGGGGTCAGCATGCCTTCGATATTGACGATCAGACGCGCACACAGATCTTTATCATTCAGATCAATCTGTGGTGGCTCTTCGCGGTCACCGGCGCCAAAGGCTTTCATCTGGGCGCTGTATTCGCGACGGGAAGCGTTCAGCTCGTCGGTAAGGGTTTTGCGCGCATCTTCATCCAGGTATTTCCAGGTGACGACAAGGTCGTGTTCTTCGAATTTACCCAGCTCGGCCGGTACGTGGATGATCAGCGGGAGTTTGAGGGTTTCGATCGGTTTTACGATAAAGGCCATAGTGATATTCCTGTCCGTTGGTTATCGTCCGTTGGAAAAAAGCCCCACCCGCCACGGACGGACAGCAGGCAGGGCTAAACCTCATTTGACGGTGATGGTCACATCGTCATCGCCCACGTCCGGCATGTAGGACACGTCGATCTGATAGCCGAACACGCCATCAAGGTCTGTCGGGCTGATGGTCTGCAGCTGGGTTTTGGGCGCATCGATCTGGACGATGTTGCCTGCGGTAACACCGTGCACCACCTGAATCGCGCCGGTGGTGATGCCGTTGTGCGATTCGACCAGGGCAAACATGTCCTTTTCAGCCAGGGTCGGTGCATCGATGGTCAGCTGGCCCTTGGGTGCCCGGTCGGTGATCTTCACCGATTCCTCACCAATCACGTTACGGTGAATGACGTTGTTTGCCATATCCACCGTGAGGCTGGTGGCAATCGCCGAGTACCCATGGAGTGTGTAGGTAGGGGTGTTGGCTTTGGTCACCGGTACCGGAATCTGGAAGGCACTGAGGTCCGCCACCACGCTGCCGGCCACCGGCTTCTGATACAGGCCGGTGAAGTTGAACTTCATGACCGGCAAGGCACCGGCAGACAGTTCAAAGCTGACTGTGCCGCGACAACCCACAGCCTTGTGCAACTGACCATCCTGCTCATAGTGCATGGTGGCGGCTTCAAAGCCGGTTGAGACAGGTGTATAGGTCACATCGGTGGCGGCATTGATGGTTTCGGAGAAGCCACAGGCACGCAGCAGCGCTCCCCAAGCCGGTGCCGTGCCGGCTGTGCCAGACCCTGCCAGCTCCACATCAAACGACAGCTTCACGTTCGGCGCGACGTTGATGGAGATATCATTGCCCAGCGTCGGCCGGTCAATGTCGCGCTGGACGGTGTTGCCGTCATACGGTGTGATACTGAGGTTCTTGGTCAGGATCGCATCAGTTGCCGCCGGCGCGGCATCAGTGCCGTAAGTGGCTTCAATCTTTGCCAGTAGTACTTTCTTTCGCGTCAGCATCTTTGCTCACCTTCTGTTTGCGTTTGCTTTCAGCCGGCTGCTTCCGGCCCTGTTCTTCTGTTCCAGCCACGCGCACGCGCTGGCCGTCACGGATTTCATAACGTCCGCCTCTGTTCATGTGCCCTCCTGATCAGGATCGGATATGGCGGGTAATGGCGTATCGCTCACGCCAATAGATGAGGTGCCCGGTTTGGGCCAGGCGATTACCGCCGTGGTAGAGCACAGGCTCTGCTTGGGGGTCTGTTTGCAGCCCAAGCAACGCTTGCTGTACGGCTGCCCGGGTGGTTTTCAATGCGCTCTGATCGCAGACCAACACCAAGCCGAACAACTCGGTCACGCGCTGGCCTACAGCGTTGTCGTAAATGTTGTCACCGGCTTCGGCCGCCATCGGGTACAGCAAGACTGCCGGTAACGCTTGCGATGCGGTCGCCAGGCTGGTCCACTCCAGTTCGATGTGGGAGCGGTACTGCTTCTGCTCTGGTTCGTAATCGGCGGCCGCATCAGTGATTTCAACCTGGGTGCCGGCACTCGCCACAACGGCTGCGATCTGGTGCGTCAGTGGTTCGAGTGTGCTGAAGGCATCTGCTCGGGTACTGAGCAGGTATCGATCCACCCGCGCCAGCTTTACGCCATCCGCTTCAACGTGGTCCTGCCCCACCAACTGGTAAACCATGCTGGGCAGGTCTGCACCATCCGGCAGGTGTAGCGGATACACTCGTCCGGATACCAGCGGGCTGAACAGATCATTCACCTGGTCAGCCGTATCCACGGTGGAAATATCGGTTTCGCTCGCCTCAACAGCATTGATGCCGGCAGCCGTCAGGGCGGATACCAATTCACTGATCATGCGTCGATCCTGTTCAGGTAGGCGGCTACACCCTCGTAGAAACGATCAGTCATGCCGGATTCGTTCTGCTCCAAGGCCCGGGCCATGAAGTAGGTCCCTCGGAAGCCCTCCGTCATATAACCCGAGTAACGGCTACGCAGTCGGGCCTTTTTGTAACGGCGGAAGCCGGGCTTTACACCATGCTCCATCAGCGTGGCCTTGTAGGCCTGGTTATAGCCCTGGGTATTCTTGCGGTTTGGTCCGACAATGATGGCCACTCCAGGGTTAACAACACTGATCCGGTTTGAGCCCCCGGCGAACAAATCAATACGGGCCGCATCGCGCTTGCTCAGGGTCTGATGCCCGACTGCCTTCGCCAGATCTCCGGTCAGCCGGGGCGCCAGCGACTTCATGGTTTTCTTGATGGGCGAGGCCGCTTTGACCAGCCCCGCTCGGACTGTTTTGGTGCGGATACCATCGGCTAGGGAATCCAGCTGTTTCTGGATGGCCTGAGTGTCGAGCTGGATATCAAGATTGTTCATTTCTCGCGCCCATTAAAAAACCCGCACGCAGCGGGTTTCAGTTCAATTCGAGGCAGAGCTGTTGTCGCTCTTGCCAGTATTCAAGTTGTGCTTTCAGCCGTGGTTTCGCATGCCGCCACTGATTCAGGCCTTTGCCACAACTGCTGGCGACCTGTTCGCTATGGCGATATTCGGAACAGGCTTCCCTGTAACGTTCCATGACGTACTCACCACCACTGTGAAGCGAATCAAGGATATCCAGCACCCAGCGTCGAAACGCTTTTGCTACCGGCGTGCGAGCAAACATTGCCACCAAATGAGCACCGCGCAACGAGAACAACCTCACTGCTTTTTGGTAATTGCCTGAGAGGGTCAATTTGACCTTCTGAGACATGCTCGATGTGAACTCCTCCTTGTTACGATTATAGATACGCGTAACCTGGTTGGGCTGTTCATACCCGAGAGCCTTGGCGAGATCTGTGGCAGTTACCCAAACCTCCCCATCAATTGGTATCAGGGTCAAAGTGGTGTTCTGGAACGCAAGGTCTTTCATGGAATCACCTCCACCTCTTGAAATAGGAACACCCCAGGGCCGGATGAGGCAGTCCGGCCCGTTCGGTGATCAGCCTAGGGGTGTTTTTCGGGCACAAAAAAGCCCGCATTCAGCGGGCTTCCTGTTTCTGGCTACAAGCATCAGCGAGCCAGAATTTTTTGTCCGTTCTTCGGTTTGCTTACTTTGGTCAGGCTGCCACGTTTTGCGCCATCCAGAAGCCCACTCATGAATGCATTAATGTCGCGTCGTTTCTGGGCTTTCAAGGCTTCAACTCTTTTGCTGTTAGCCATGACTAACTCCTCGTCGGATCCATTACTACAAGGGGGAATGCATATACTGCCTTTATCTATTGGCCATATTAACAAACGGTCAACCATTAAGCCACAACGCTTTCAGGCAGATCAAAGTACTCTGGAGTGACTAAAAAGTAACCCAACATACCCTCCGGCTCATCTCTTTCAGAGATGCGTACCAAACCAGCAGCTGAGACTCTCTCTGAGGATAATACACGTCTATAAATACGATTAAGCGCATGATGAGCTGGGATGAAAATGTACCCATGCACAGTGTAAATTGACATATGGAGTTCGACGACATCACATAAGCGATCCAGAAATGCATCTATAGAACTCGGACGTAAAGCACCTCCAAGACGCCTCGTTGCTACAGGATCAAACAGCTCACCTGGTGACAGATCAGAGACATCCGCGCGGCAAAATTTAACAGCAAATGTCTCTGGACCAGGCTTCACACCAGTAAATTCACAAACCTGATCTAAGCTATCTTCGATACCTTGGTTCATAAAAAACACAACGTACAAATAGCCTTGAAATCGGAATGGGGCACAGAAGACAACACGGCCATCTGAGTGTTCGTACCTAATGATTTCACCGAGCGGTTGATCATTAGTTACCTGCGCGAATTCCTCCAGAGCCTGCAGTTTTGCTATAGCTGCTTCAAACATCAATCATCCTGACCTGCATGAGAACCGCGTAATGATACAGATTTGTCACAAAAACACATAAACCTTTGCCCAAGCAGCACCAGCCAAGCTTAACCCCTCTCATGACAGTGGATCTCCAACCAGCAGCGCCGGCCATCCGGATCAAACGGCGTGCCAGCGATTTCAAGCACGCGATCGCCCCACTGCAGCCGGTGGTGCGTGGTGACATCCGTCCGGTACCGAATATGTACCACGGCCGTGATTTCACCGTGGTTGGCATCGGAGATGTAGCGTTCAGCCGGTCGGCCCATCATCACCCGCGCCCAAACAGTGGCGATCGGCACATCTACCGATTCCTCTTCACCGTATTTGTTCTGCGTTTTCGCGCCAGCGTGCAGGAGGATGACACGATCACGCAACTTGCCTTGAGGAATGTTCATGGTTCATCCAATACGATGGATTTTGTAAGGATCAACCAGCATGGAGACACCCATGGGCAGCTCACTACTGATGGTGCCCGGCACGACTGATTCACGGTTGGCGTAGAGGTGGCCAATAATCAGCAAGAGTGCCGCTCGCACATCGCCCGGCAACTCAGTATCGGCATAGCCAACAGTGGCGGTGATAGTGACACTCTCCGGTTCGGCAATGGTGGCCGGCCATTCGGTGCCCCACTGAGGCATCAGCAGCGGGTACAGCGGCCGAGTATCGAGCCGTAACGGCGGTGATTGCAGTGTCTGGGTAACGCCGTCCGGATCGACATATTCCACGCTGTCGACGGACTGCACCGGCGTCCAGGGTAGCTCGATCGCGCCAGCGTCTGAATCGAAACCATCCAGCACCAGAGTGCGGGTATCCGTGGCAAAGATTCGACCCGTGCGGGTTTCGGCGTGCTGGTAGGCTGACGTGATGAGACTCTCAAAGAGACTGTCCTCGATCTCATTTTCATCCGCCCGGCAATGCAGTCTCGCCTCTGCAAGCGTAATCATGTTCAGTTACCCACCCGTCACCGCCTCTTATGAGGCGGCGTGCTTCTGTTTACGTTCGGTATTACTCGGCCTTTTTCGGTTCAGGCAGCTTGTCGCCCTCGACGGCAACCTTCACGCCTTCGACCAGGTGCTTGGCGCGTTCCGGCGGAAAGCCGGCTACGTCGCCGCGGGAGTAGCGGCTGTACGGTTTGATGAAGGTGATAACAACACGTTCTTCTTTCTGATCTTTCTGGGCTGTTTTGCCCTGCGCGGGAGTGGTCATGGCGGCCATCCTGTATTTGAGGTGTTGAGTGCAAGGGCGCAGCGATGACTACGCCCGGGCAGGTGTGCTTACCAGGTAACGCCGGTACCCAGCACCAGACCTTCCGGATGACGGAAGCCGATATCGTGCTCGGCAACCACACGGATCAGGGACTGGTTGCGCGCAAACGCCGATACGAGGTTGCCGCC